AAAGGTTTAAAGAGAAGTAGGTACTATGCCTTTCTCTTTGAGCAAAGCTAAAATATCTTTATAGCTTTCTTTGCAGCGCAAAGGGTGAAAGAGCATCTCATCCTCCTGTAAGTTCAGATAAACATCCGCACCACAACCTTTGTGAACAGACCTTTCTACAGCTACAATATGCTGTAAATTTACGAGAATAGGGTCAAAAGTAGGGTCATCATTTACTGATACCTTTACCCTATGCAATTCAATAAAATGTTTCATATAACAATTAATTTTAGTTTGACGCTACAAAAGTAGCAATTATTTCCCAAGGTTGGTACGACCAACGGCGAGAAAATTCGTAGCGGTTCATAGCCGCCTTGGGAAGCATTTAAAAACCTTTTAAACCCCATTTAAAATGACAACAAAAACCATTTACCTTCTCAGCCACAAGAGCAATATCATTGGCAAGGAAATACGCACTACCTTTTTAGGGATAACCATAAAGCGTGAACGCTTTTACTACCCCAAAGCTATGAAATATCAACGTTAATACTCATACGCTATTTATTTTTTAACACCTCCCCAGTGTGGCTATGAGCCACAGCCCAGCGCAGCGGTTCGCAACCGCACTGGGGAACAAGTCTAACGACAAAATATAAACCGATGTTTGAATATATAGATAACATATTATGCGTATCGGCTTCGTGGTTATACGGAGAGGGCGAGATAATGTCTAAAAACAACTATGACAAACTTGTCCAACGTAAAAACCTCAAAAAACTCAATACAGGAGGCAACGGGCGTACCGCTTGGGTAGTATTCAATTCACTGCCCGAACGCTTCAAAGATAAGATAACCTCACAATGCGACCCCTACGAGCGCACTAAGCACATTCTCTTTGAAGACTACATCACCCCCGACCACTATGCTGAGGACTTCTTTGCTACCTATACCGTTGAAGGCGATGAGGGCGAACAAACCTCTATCCCCGAAGATAGGCGAAAAGAGTACACACACAACGCTATGATACTCTCTGCCTGCTACTTCATTGCTACCAACGTAGTAGTACGCAAAAAGTTTGGCAATAAGCAAGTGTGGGACAATATGGCAAACGTAATAGCACAGCTACCCCGCCATACCTATAAACACAAGCTGCCCACCAACCCCCGCGACCTCAAAGCCAAAGCCCTTGCTTTCAAAGGCGTAAAAACCTCCAAACGCTACCCTGTAGCGGGTTATGAGGGGCTTATACACAGCGGATACCTCAATAAAACTGCTGCTAAGCTCACGGGAGTAGCTGCCGAATGGACACTCGCCCGCTGGTGCAACCAAGTAAATAAATGCGCCAGTCTCACTCAATTACACGCCGAGTATAACGATAAAGCTACCGCCGAAGGGTGGAAACTTATTAAGGACGAAAAAACGTTTTACAACTACCTATATGATGAGGAAATACAGCCCTTATGGTGGGGACATCGCTACGGAGAACTTGCCTACAAAGAAAAGTATGGCTTCCAACACAAAACCAAACTGCCTACAATGCGAGACAGCCTATGGTACAGCGATGGTACAAAACTCAACTACTATTATTTAGACGAAAACGGCAAAATGGCTACCTGCCAAGTATATGAAGTAATAGATGCCTACAGCGAAGTACTTTTAGGGTATTACATAGGCCCTAAAGAAGACTATGTAGCCCAATACAATGCCTACAAAATGGCAGTGCAAACGGCAGGCTATCGCCCTTACCAAATAGCGCACGATAACCAAGGCGGACATAAGAAACTCACCTCTGGCGATTTTCTTACCAAGATAGCACAAGTACAAACTGCCACTAAGCCTTACAATGGTAAGTCAAAAACCATTGAGAGTGTATTCGGCAGGTTGCAAAGTCAGTACCTAAAGCGCGATTGGTTCTTTTCGGGTATGAATATTACTACCAAAAAAGACGAGAGTAAAGCCAATATGGAATACATACTTGCCAATCAAAAGAGCCTCCCAACACTTGATGAGGTAAAAGAACGTTACGTGCAACGCAGGCGTGAGTGGAATGAAGCCCCACACCCCAAAACAGGCAAACCACGCATACAAATGTACTACGAAAGCTACAACCCCGACACCAAAAAAGTAGAAATGTGGGATATGATTTCCCTCTTTTGGATCACCCGCAAAGAACCTATCACTTGCGATGCTTCGGGTATTAGCTTCACCGAAAAGAAACAAAAATACAGCTATATGGTCTATCGTTCAGACGGCTTGCCCGATGTAGATTGGTTAGAAAAGAATATAGGTAAAAAATTCGTAGTGAAGTTTGACCCCGACAATGTAGACCTTATATACCTATACGAAGACACCCCATTAGGGCTTAAAATGGTAACAGGTGCCGAAATTAAGAAAGAAGTACACCGCAATATACAAGAGCAAGACGACTTTGAAGCAGCTTACTTCAAACAAGTACAAAGCCTCACCGATGAGAAACGCATCAGCCGTCGCGACACTACCGAAGAGTTGTTAGAAAAATTCGGTATGAGTGCTCATCAACAAGGCTTAAGCCTCCCCGCCGTCAAAGGAGTAGAAAGCCGTAGAAAAAACAAAAAACTTACCACTGCCGATAGCTTTGGCAGCTACCAAAAAGCCCTTTCTAATACCATTTGGGACGATGAGCAATGGGAAGCCCTCGAAAGCACCCCCATAACCATTAGCAATATACTATAATCATTAATAAATAAACATTGATACAATGAACACACAAGAAAAACAACAAATCGCCCAAGCCCTCAACGATTTTTGCAACCGCAAAGGCAACCAAAACAAAGGCGCCAATGCCCTCAAAGGCGTATCAGCTGCCACTGTTACCAAAATTCTACAAGGCAATTGGGATAGTATAGCCGACAAAATGTGGCGAAACATCAAAGCCCAAATATTCGCCAAAGAAGACTGGGTGTGTGTAGAAACAGCTGCCTACCAAACCCTCACAGCCCTTATCAGCGATGCCCAAGAGAACAGCCAAGTATATGCTATCATCGCTCCCGCAGGTAGTGGCAAAACTAAAACAATGCAGCTTTACGAAAAAGAAAACCCCAACGCCTATATGGTACAGTGCAACGAGTTCTGGAACAAAAAAGCCTTTATGGGCGAACTCCTATCAGCAATGGGGCGCGACAGCAGCGGGCTCACTGTAAACGAAATGGTAAACGAAGCCGTACGCGTGCTAAAATCTACTGAAACCCCAGTAATTCTATTAGACGAGTTCGACAAAGTAAACGACCAAGTATTATACTTCTTTATCACCCTTTACAACCTCTTAGAAGAGCATTGCGGTATTGTAATGTGCGCTACCGATTTCCTCGAAAAACGTATCAAACGAGGACTCAAACTCAACAAAAAAGGCTATAAAGAAATATACAGCCGCATAGGGCGCAACTTCATAGAGGTAAATGCTATTACACAAGCCGACTGCATACAGATATGCACCGCCAATGGCATCACCACAAAAACCGATATAAAAGCCGTATGGGCAGATTGCGAGGGCGACCTTCGCCGTGTAAAGCGCAAAGTACACGCCCTCAAACTCGCCCACCTCGAAGCCACTAACGACTAACATCTAACAACTGACACCTAAAAATGGCACAAGCATACACCCCCAAGCAGATACTCAACAAAAAGTTCAAACTCCTATCCTTTGACGGGCAATGGAAAGACTTTGTAGGCTGTCCCGACCGCGCTTTCTCTGCCATCGTATGGGGAGGCTCCTCCAGCGGCAAATCGTCCTTAGCAATGCAATGGGCACGCTATCTTACCCAGTTCGGCAAAGTAGCCTACAACTCCTTAGAGGAAGGCGTATCGCACACCGTGCAAATGAATATGGAGCGCAACTATATGGACGGCGTAGAGGGCAAGTTCCTACTTTTAGACAACGAACCCCTGCCCGAACTCATCGAGCGAATGAGCAAACACAAGTCCCCCGATTTCCTCATTATAGACTCCGTACAGTACCTGCGTGTAGATAAAGAAGATTATAAAAAACTCAAACGACTAATGAAAGAGCGCAACAAAGCACTTATACTCATTAGCCAAGCCACAGGCAAAGAACCCAAAGGCGAACTTGCCGACTTTGCCCGTTACGATGTAGATATGAAAATACGCGTAGAAGGCTACAAAGCCTTTGCCGAAGGAAGACTTAACGGAGGCGGACAACCTTTTGTAATATACCCCAAAAAAGCCGCCGAATATTGGGGAGATGTAGATAACTGATAATTCAAAATTCAAACAATATGCAACCCTTTTCATACACCCTCGCCCAGCATTTAGAGCTCACCTACCTTGAGTACGAAGCCCTACGCCAGTACTATTTTGAAAAATGGTGCAAACTTATAGTCCGTAGCCAACCTTTAAAATGCTTTATCACCAACGATCACCTGCTGAATTGGTATGCCGAGCAGTGGTATATACAAGTAGAACGCCCCATAGAGCAACTTTACAGCGATGCCCTATCCTTATACACCCCCGAAGATATACACCTACTCATACTCATTTATGCCGAAAATATCCTGCAATACTATCCCAGTATATTACTCAAAAAAATAACTGCCCGTGCGGCTCGAAGCGAACACCAAGCGAAGATAAACCGAAGATAAACCGAACACAAGATGAGATTAGAACCTAACGAAATCAGCGACTACGACTACATCAATCGCAAGCTTAGAGAGCACGCCCAAGAGCTCCTAAAAACCGCCAAAAAACAAAACCGCCCCACACGATACCTCCCCCAAGGCATCAGCGGCGATAGCGTGCGATGGTGGGCAGACCTTAAAAAATATGGCAAACTAATTAACAAATAACAACTATGAATAGCAGATTTTTAGCATACACCGAAGCCCTATCGCTCGACACTTTTTTACAAGTGCTTACCTTTGAGCAACGGCTACAGACCTGCCAATACCGCGCAGGACACACCGATAAAGTACCCACCTTAGTCCAGAAGCTACAAAACTGGATACAACAAAACCATTGGCTACCTCCCGCCTTTCGCTATGACCCTAACTCACGCGAACTCCTATGGCAAGACGACAACGCCGAATGGCAACCGCTAAGCAAGCACCCGCTATACAAAGCCGAAGTAAATGGAAAATAACAAATAATAATTATCAATTATGACAGTAGATTTAACACACCTTACAGCCGACGAACTCAAAGCAGAATTACAACGCCGCGAGCAAGTCCAAAACGAAAACCGAGAAGCCTATAAAGCCCTCGTAAATGAAGCTATACCACAAATCATCGGTAAGCTACAAAACTATTCCGAGCAAATGGCAGAAGTAAAGCTCCACACCTTTGAAGCCCTAAAAATTCTCCTGGATACAAAAAACGAAGTTTATGATGTAAAAGGAGACCAACAAAGCCACACCTTCACCGATACCCACGGCAACACCATCACCTACGGCTTCCGCGTCATCGACAATTGGGACGACACCGTAAACGCAGGCATCGAAAAAGTCCGCGACTTTATAGCCTCCCTCGCCAAAGATGACAATAGTGCCCGACTTGTGAATGTCATCAACCGCCTATTAAAAAAGGATGCAAAAGGAAACCTCAAAGCCTCACGTGTACTTGAGCTAACAAAGCTCGCTCAAGAGTTTAATAGCCCCGCTTTCACCGATGCTGTAAGCATCATTGCCCAATCTTATAGACCGCAGCGTTCCGCCTTTTACATCGAAGCTAACACCATTGACGAGCAAGGCAAAAAATGCAATATCCCCCTATCGCTCTCATCGGTAGACTTCCCCCCTGGTACTGACATTAAAAACCTCTTCCCAGTACACGAGAAGTACGAAGAGCAAGCCACCGCATAACACTACACTTTTAGCCGTTTCGGCGGTTAAAAGATGCTCCTCCG